ATGTGGAAAGATGCACAAAGCTTTAACTGCTGAACAATGTAGAATATGTTGAGTTTACAAGCGGCATAGACCAGCCAGGAGCCGCAAAAGTTTAACCGTTTCCACATACAATGCATGTTGAGACGGTTTGTTTGCTCACACGAACCGAGGCTTGAAAGTGCCGATAAACCCCGTAAACACGGCATCTCTTGAAAATGAAAATGGCTAGTGCGTTTTGATAGTCGTTGGAATATAGGAAAAACAATAGTCGTATGCACTCAAAGTGAGTGTTTACAAGGGTCGACCGATTATTCGATTATGGCTTGGGGAGAGTATAGGACTGCTGACATAGTGTGAGTGTAGAGGGTTGTTGACAGCAATTGGAGACACCAGAGCGTATATGAGAAAATAGACGAAAAGAGGTTTAAAAAGATATGCGAGGGAAAAATATAAGTTTATTTTTAATGGACGGCGAGCCAAATGGCAGAATGAAATGCACACTTGCCAATTGGACGGGAGTGGCATATAAAATTCCACGAACGAAGCTTGATAGCTGCAAGGGGCGTGATGACCTTTCACAAAGTGGTGTATATTTTCTCTTTGGCATATCTGATCAAACAGGTGAAAGTGTAGTCTATATCGGACAGGCAGGCGTTAGGAAAAATGGAGAAGGAATACTATACCGTTTGCAAGAGCATAAGCGCAATCCTGAAAAGGATTATTGGACAGAAGCTGTGGTATTTACCACTTCAAACAATTCTTTCGGTCCCACTGAGATAAGCTATCTTGAAAATAGGTTTACAAATATTGCTAAAGAAACTGAGCGATATGTTGTTAAAAATGGTAATGACCCTACTCCTGGTAATATTACAGAAGAAAAAGAAAGCGAACTAGAAGAGTTTATCGATTATGCAAAAATTATTATGGGAACGCTTGGGCATAAAGTTTTCGAGCCACTTACTGCTTCTGTTACAACAATTGCTCCAAATAATGATAGTTCCGAAGGCGATGATGTGATTTTTTGCATAAAGCGTAGTGGTGCTGATGCAAAAGGGAAATTAACAACTGAAGGCTTTGTCGTTTTAGCTGGTAGCAAAATCAGAATGGATATTGTTCCAAGTTGTCCAGACTATGTGAAATCTGAAAGAAAAAATAGCAAGGACAATATTGATGACAATGGAATTATCAGAAACGAGATGCTGTTTAAATCGCCATCGAGTTCGGCTGCGTTTGTGCTTGGCGCATCAGCAAATGGGAATATTGAATGGAGAACTGAGGATGGCAAAATTTTAAAAGACGTTGAAAATAGCGAGGTAGGTTAGCGGTCAGTCGCTTTAAAAGAAATTATTGAAATTTCAGTAATAGAAGTGCTTGGAAAGAGAATGGTATATAACAGAAAAGATGCTCTCATCGGTTACTTGGGTTGGTGAGATCATCTTTTTATTTGCGTTAATATTCCCCATCCGTCCAATTTGTAATGGTGCATTTCTCTCTTACAGTTTTCTCCATTAAAAATAGATTTATGCTTTCCCTCTGCTCATTCATTTCCAACTTCTATAATGCTTTATAACTAGAAATATAAAAGTTGTTTTATAATACGAATATAGAAAGAAACAACAAAATATATTGATAAAATAATGCAAATAGTATTGTAAAACAAATAAAAATGTGATATAATATAGACGTACGATGGCGATACATAGCTCAAAGGTGGCAAGGAGGAAACTCATGATAATAAACAATATTGAAAAAGACATTAAAATCAAATGTCTGGAAAATGATATGACTCAAGTTGAGTTAGCTGAGAGGATCGGCACAACGGGTCAATATGTGAATAAAATAATTAAAAAAAATCATGATGTTTTAAACAAGACCTTCGTTCAGATGATGGAAGGTTTAGGATATGACATAGAAATAAGCTATGTAAAGAGAGAGGGTAAATGATATGAATAAACAACAACTAGCTTCAACGATATGGGAATCTGCAAACCAAATGAGATCTAAAATTGAGGCAAATGAGTACAAGGATTTTATTCTTGGTTTTATCTTCTATAAATACTTGTCAGAAAAAGAAGTAACATTATTTAAAAAAGAAAATCTAACCGACGAAGACATAAAAAAAATAAATGAAAATGATGTGAAATACGCCACCCACGTAAAGGAAAAATTGGGATATTTTATCTCTTATGAAAACCTCTTTTCAACTTGGCTTGCAAAAGGCAATGATTTTGACATATCAAATGTGCGTGATGCCTTAGCATCTTTTGAACTAAACATTGATGGCGTGTATAAAAAGCTGTTTGAAAATATCTTTAAAACGCTACAGACAGGTCTGTCTAAGCTTGGCGAAACAGCACAGGCGCAAACTAAAGCAGTAAGAAGCTTGCTTAAATTGATACGCAAAATTCCTATGGACGGAAAACAAGACTATGATGTTCTTGGCTTTATTTATGAAGATCTAATAAGCAAGTTTGCATCTAACGCAGGAAAAAAAGCTGGCGAATTTTACACACCTCATGAGGTGTCTGTTTTAATGTCGGAAATTATTGCAGAACACTTGCAAGACAGAGAGCAAATCAAGATATATGACCCTACCTCGGGGTCGGGGTCGCTCCTAATCAACATCGGTAATTCTGTTGCAAAATTCATGGAGGGTGAAAATAAAATAGATTATTATGCACAGGAACTTAAGGAAAATACGTATAACCTCACACGAATGAACTTAGTTATGCGTGGTATCAACCCTGCTAATATTAACGTGCGAAATGGTGATACGCTAGAAGAAGACTGGCCGTTTTTCGAGGATGCCGACAAAGAAAAAACTTATCATCTGATTCGTGTGGACGCTGTGGTTTCCAATCCGCCGTATTCTCAAAAATGGGACTCATCTGAAAAAGAGCACGACCCACGGTATAAAAATTACGGTGTCGCCCCAAAAGGTAAGGCGGATTATGCGTTCTTGTTGCACGAACTATACCATCTCAAGGATGATGGCATTATGACCATTGTTCTTCCTCATGGTGTTCTTTTTAGAGGTGGCGATGAGGGCAAAATCAGAACAAATCTAATTGAAAAGAATAACATAGACGCTATCATTGGTTTACCTTCCAACATTTTCTTCGGAACTGGTATACCTACTATTATCATGGTTTTAAAACGTAACCGTCCAACATCTGATGTGCTCATTATTGATGCTTCTAAGGGATTTGAGAAAGCTGGTAAGAACAACAAACTAAGAGCCTGCGATATTAAGAAAATCGTGGACACGCTTAAAAGCAGAGCCACAATAGACAAATATTCAGCACTTGTTTCAAAGAAAACTATTAGCGACAATGATTACAACTTGAACATCCCTCGTTATGTTAACTCTTTGGAGCCAGCAGAAAGTTGGGATATCCATGCAACTATGTTTGGTGGAATTCCTGTAAAAGAAGTGAATCAACTAGCTGCGTATTGGGATGCTTTTCCTGAGCTAAGAGAAGATATATTCACTAACATTTCCGACGAATATTTAGCAATAGCACAAGAGGACATCAAGACAGCTATCACGACTCATGCTTCACTCGAACGCTACAAAATGATTTTCTCAAGAGAATTTGACGGATTCTATGTGTCACTAAAAACAGACTTAATTGATGGTGTTTTAGATGTAATTGCTGACCAACAAAAAGATATTGTTAGCAATGACATTTTTGCGAGAATAGAAAACGTAAAGCTTGCCGACAAGTATAAAGCATTTCAAATCTTATCGGATAATTGGGATGTTATTTCTGCCGATTTGGAAATGCTGCAATCTGAAGGATTTGAAGTAATCACCCAAGTTGATCCTAATATGGTTATGAAAAAGAAAGAGGCCAATGACGATGAAGCTCCAGAGGTTCAGGAAGGTTGGCGTGGGCATATCTTACCGTTTGATTTGGTACAACAGGAGATGCTTACGGCCGATTCAGCAGAATTAAAGACGATAGAAGAAAGACTTTCTGAAATCACTGCATTATATGTAGAAATTATGGAAGCCTTTGATATGGAGGAAAAAGAAAGTGGCGTTTTGAACGACACGAAAGATGCTTTTGTGGCAAAAGAGGTAAGGAATTTCATATCAGAGGCAATAAATGATTACAAAAACCCTGAAATTAAAGCCTTACGAGAATATCTTAAGTTAACTAAGAAAAATGAAAAAATGGCATATATCATAAGTCATAAAAAAGTAGACTGGGATTCGATGGAGAAAGGCGCAGATGATACTTATAAGAAAACAACGGTAAATAGTACAATTAGCGAATTGCAACGAATGTATGCTTTACCAGAAGGCTCCTTTGAACAAAAGATAATGACGGTTTTATCCCTTATCGAGGAGGAAAGCCAAGCAAAACGAGTATTAAAACAAAAATCAGACGCACTCCATCTCAAGACAAAGGATACCATTGAGAACTTGAGTGAAGAGGAATCGTTACGCCTATTGGAGCAAAAGTGGATAAAACCTTTGGTGGATTCGTTGTTTGCTATACCAGATGAAATCATTGGCGAACTAATCTGCAAGGTATGCCATTTGCACCAGAAATATTGCACTACTTTTTCGGATATTGAAACCCAAATAGAAACCACAAGCATCGCATTAGGTGGCATGATTGATGAATTAGTGGGCAGTGATTACGATATCAAAGGTTTAGTGGAACTAAAGAAAATATTGGGGGTGGAATGATGTCAACACAAGCAAAAAAACCTGAAATTCGATTTGCAGGCTTTAAAGATGAATGGGCAAAGAAGAAATTTGATGATGTGTTTGATATGCTTTCGAATAACACCCTTTCAAGAGATGCCCTAAATTCAGAGGCTGGCGCTGCAAAAAACATTCATTATGGTGACGTTCTTACAAAGTTTGGAGAATACATTGACGTCAGTATTGAGAAACTACCTTTCATCAGTGACCCAGCTATCGCAACAAAGTTCATCAGGTCTCATCTAAAAGACGGGGATATTGTAATTACAGATACTGCCGAGGACGAAACCGTTGGAAAATGCACTGAAGTGATTAGTGTTGAAGAAATGCCGATTATCGCAGGACTCCATACTATGCCTTGCCGTCCGAAAGAAAAATATGCACCAAAATACATGGGGTACTACCTTAACTCACATAAATACCACAACAACCTTTTTCCGCTTATGCAGGGCGTGAAAGTAACATCTATCTCTAGAACTGGTGTAAAAGAAACCGAGGTAATTCTATCAACAGAATTTGACGAGCAAGAAAAAATTGGTAAACACCTATCTTCTTTAGATAATATGATTGCTTTAGAAACAGCGAAGTATGAAAAGCTGGTAATTGTAAAAAAGGCAATGCTTGAGAAAATGTTCCCTAAAGAAGGATGCGATGTGCCAGAGATTCGTTTTACAGGCTTTACTGAAGCTTGGGAACAGCGTAAGTTGGGGGATGTGGCGGAGTTTAATCCCAAAGCAGAACTGCCAGACAAATTTGAATATGTGGATCTGGAGTCTGTTGTAGGCACGGGAATGATTGCACATAGAGAGGAAACAAAGGTTACCGCTCCTTCAAGAGCACAGCGACTTGCAAAGCAAGGAGATCTATTTTATCAGACCGTTAGACCATATCAGAGAAATAATTATTTGTTTGATAAACCTTATGACAATTATGTTTTTTCGACTGGCTATGCTCAGATGAGGCCTCTGGCTGATGGCTACTTTTTGCTTAGCTTAGTACAAAATGATTTGTTTGTAAAATCTGTTTTGGATAGATGCACTGGTACGAGCTATCCTGCTATTAATTCAAATGACTTAGCTAATATGATAATATATGTGCCATCGAAAAATGATGAGCAAAATAAAATTGGTGCGTTTATCAAGCGGCTAGATGACGCTATCGTTCTTCATCAACGTAAGCTTGAAAAACTAAAAAACATCAAGTCCGCTTGTATGGAAAAAATGTTTGTATAGGAGGTGTATTGCATTGTATTTTGATAAAGAAAAGGATTTTGAAGAGGCGGTCATAAAAGCCCTAATTGATTGCGGTTGGGAGTCTACTGTACTGCGCAGCCCAACCGAAAAGCAGTTAATACAAAATTGGGCAGACATTTTATTTAATAATAATCGTCAGAAGGTGAGATTGAACGAATGCCCATTGACAGAAGGCGAAATGCAGCAAATTTTAGAGCAAGTGAATCTACTGCAATCACCATACAAACTAAATGGTTTTATTAATGGTAAAAGCGTATCTATAAAGCGTGATAACCCCGATGATACCGCTAATTTCGGCAAGGAAGTCAGTCTTAAAATATATGACCGACAGGAAATTGCCTATGGTGAAAGTCGCTACCAAATCGTGCAACAACCACAATTTTCAACTAAGTCTCCCATATTAAATAACCGCCGTGGTGACTTGATGCTTTTGATTAACGGTATGCCTGTTATCCATATAGAGTTGAAAAAAAGCGGTATACCCGTTAGCGAAGCATATAACCAAATAGAAAAGTACACTTATGAGGGCGTTTTTAGAGGACTGTTTTCATTGGTGCAAGTTTTTGTGGCAATGCAACCAGAAGAAGCCGTATATTTTGCAAACCCCGGTGAAGGTGTTAAGTTTAATAAGGCATTCTATTTCCACTGGGCAAATAGCGATAACGAACCTACTAATGAATGGCACAAAGTCATTCTTGATTTGTTAAACATTCCAATGGCGCATATGCTTATTGGTTTTTACACTATTGCCGATACCGATGAGAGTGTGCTGAAAGTAATGCGTAGTTATCAATATTACGCGGCAATTGGTATTGCGGACACAGTGGCAAAAAAGAACTGGGCAGACAATAATCAGTTGGGTGGTCATGTATGGCATACAACAGGTTCAGGAAAAACAATGACCAGTTTTAAATCTGCCCAGCTTATTGCAAGCTCTCATGATGCTGACAAAGTAGTTTTCTTGGTGGATAGAAAAGAACTCGGCATACAATCATTAAAGGAATATCGGTCTTTCGCTAATGAAAGCGAGTCCGTGCAGGCGACTGAAAACACCGATATTTTAATTTCCAAACTTAAGAGTGATGATAAAGAGATTAACTTGATTGTCACTTCCATTCAAAAACTGAGTGGTCTTACAAAAGAGGCTGGAGAGGATGATTTAAAGAAGATTAAATCAAAACGAATGGTAATCATTATCGACGAGTGCCATCGTTCCACATTTGGAGATATGTTAACGGCAATAAAAACCACATTTAAAAATGTATTGATTTTCGGGTTTACCGGAACCCCGATCCAAGAGATTAATATTAAAAAAGACAGCACCACCCCTACTATATTTGGTGATGAAATACACCGCTACACTTTGGCGGATGGAATACGTGACAAGAATGTTCTAGGCTTTGATCCTTATATGGTGAAAATTTTCGATGATTCTGACGTTAGAGAGCAAGTAGCACTCCACAAGGCGAAAGCCTCTACCCCGGCAGATGTTATAGGTGATCCGCAAAAAGAAAAAATGTTCTATAAATACATGGACTCATCTCAAGTTAAAATGTATGGCGAACTAGTTGATGGAAAATGGGTCAGCGGCATTGAAGATTTTATTCCAAATAAACAATATCAGTCTAGTCAATACAGAGATGGGGTTATTTCTGATATAAAGAAAAAGTGGATCATTTACAGCAGAGGCAGAAAGTTTCATGCAATTTTTGCTACTAGCAGTATTCCTGAGGCAGTGGCTTACTACCGATTAATGAAGGACGAAATGCCAGAACTAAATATAACTGCCATGTTTGACCCAACCATCGACAATGAAGGTGGTGGTTCATTAGACAAAGAGGATGGTATTGTGGAAATGCTTGAGGATTATGAAAGCAAATTCTCACAGCCTTTCACTATGGCATCTTATGACAGATTCAGAAAAGATGTAAGCCTGAGATTAGCACATAAAAAACCTTACGAACGTATTACTACTGATGAACAGATTGATATTCTAATAGTTGTGAATCAGATGCTTACAGGATTTGATTCCAAGTGGGTGAATACGCTCTATTTGGATAAGGTGATGGAATATGAGAATCTTATTCAAGCGTTTTCGCGTACCAATCGTCTATTTAATTTGGCGGATAAACCGTTTGGCATCATCAAATATTATAGACGCCCAAATACTATGGAGAAAAATATTGAGGCAGCGGTTAAAGCATACTCTGGTGACATCCCTACAGGATTGTTTGTTGATAAGCTACCTAATAACCTGCGCAAAATGAACGAGCTATTCGATGAGATATCTGAATTGTTTAACAATGCTAGAATTAAAGATTTTGAAAAACTTCCTGCTGAATCATCGGTTAAGGCTAAGTTCGCAAAGCTTTTTAAGCAATTTTCAACGCATTTAGAAGCTGCAACAATCCAAGGTTATAATTGGACTGAAAATATTTATCCAGATGAACATGGCACAAATATTGTGATGAAATTCGATGAAATGGCATACCTAATTCTTCTTGCAAGATACAAAGAGCTTGCCAAAGGCGGTGGCGGTGGTCGTGGTGGAGATGTTCCCTACGAAATAGATACACATATTACCGAGTATGACACAGGGAAAATTGATGCGGATTATATGAACTCTCGATTTGAAAAATTTCTCAAACTGATAGAAAACGCATATGATCCAGCGTCATTGGAGAGTACATTAAAAGAACTCCATAAATCTTTTTCTATGCTGGGTCAAGAGGAGCAAAAATACGCAAATATTTTTATTCATGATATTCAGATAGGAAAGGTGCAGATTGTTCCCGGAAAATCATTCAGAGATTATATTTCAGAAATGATGAAACGTGCAGAAAATGACAGAATTAGCTTAGTGGCAAAAAGGCTTGGTTGTTACGAACGTTTGCTTAGAGAACTTCTGGAGCGAAAAGTGACCAAGGAAACGATTGAGGCACATGGTAAGTTCGAAGAACTAAAATCCTCGGTAGATACAAAAAAGGCAAAGGCGTTTTTTGAACGAGTGGAGAAATCAGAGTATCAAGATTCTCGCTTAATAATGTACATCGAAAGATATTTGCGTTACTTTTTATTGAGCGGCGGAGAAGATTTATACCCTGAGAAAGATACTAATACTTCGACAAACGAAACAAAGGGAAAACGTGTTGTTGGTGTTGTAATATCCGAAGAAAATATGATAGGCAAAACCTATGTGTCTTCTGTAAAGACCTCTACTCTGCAAAATTGGTGTTCGGAGAGCAAGGCGCTGGCTTGCATGATCGAAACGGATTGCTTTGCATTCATCGACAATAAGCTTTGCATAAATAATAGCAAGTATCTTAAACGTGATTCGAATGGAAGAATACGTCTTACAACCTATGCAAAAACTCATGAGGAAGAGTGCTTTCTTCAATTTGTTGTAGATAAAGAGACTGGGCAGCTACACTACATTACACTTCCAGCAGCAATGGCAAGTAAATCATTTAACTATTATGATGAAATTGATGAGGATTTAGTTAATCAATATGGACTGGTAAATGAAATGTCCCAAGAAATGCTTTCAGCTATTAGCGGTTTAGAATTTGGCGAGGCATTAAAAAAGTTAATGAGCAAAAATGTATGCAATTATTCGTTTAGATTGCTAGAAGATACCACGGGTTTGGACAAAAATACAATCAGTAATCTTCGAAAGGGGGCAAATCTCACGAAGCTAAATGTTATATCAACATGTTTGGGCATACATATCCCATTTCTTGTTAGCAACAAAATGCTTGAACTTGCAGAACTAGCCCTTAATCTATATCTGCCCGGAAAAGCAGGTGCAGAAAATGGTATATATGATTCCCTACTGCATTTAAAATGGGCAACTGATTATGATGACATCTATGAGGAATTGACAGAGCAAAGTTATGAGCATTTAATTCATCAACCCAAATAAAAAAATTTTTATTCAAATAGATCAGATGTAAAAGTCTGGTCTATTTTTTTTGCCCAAAGATAATTTTGTTGAACTTTCGTCAACGAATATGCACACCTATGCCTCGAATTTTATTAGGAATTCGAGATTTTTTGTATCTTGATTCGCAAATACAAGGCTTTGCCCATTGAAGTATGTTCAACGGGCAAAAAGCACAGAAAGAGTATCATTAGTGTAGCAAGAGCAATTTTTGCTTTTATACACCCCCCCGTTTCAATGTTCATCGCCTGATCAGCGATGCCCAGAGCGGCGAAACGGACACAAGTAAATATCAGTCAACCCACTGGGACGGTTGGCCAGTTAAGAAATGAGGATTTCATTCTTATGGCCAATTATTATGGGAAGTTCAGTGAGGGTCCTCATTTCGGTTTTCAGACCGAAGGAGGGTCTACACGATGGACAAATTTGAAAATCTACAGACAAGAAGTGAAAACAAGCAGCACTACATCCCTATGGAGGTAACTCCAGAAACCATCAAGGATTTTGGTATCAACCCGGCGGATGTGGTATGGACGAGAATCGGAAATAAACCTAAAAAGGTTATTATGATTCCCGTGACAAAGGAGCAGTATTACGAATATATGCGTCCTCTTTGGCGCGAGGACAAGCGTCAGCAGAGACAGGAGCCGATGGCATCGCTGGATAAGATGTATGAAGAAACGGAGCATGAAGCTGCCGATACCTCTGACCTTGAAGCCGATGTCATGAAGCGGATTATGATTGAAGAATTGTATGCGGCTCTCGATGAGCTGGAAGAACTCGACCGCACCATTATGGAAATGTACAGTACAAACCATAGTGAAGCAGAAATCGGACAGGCTGTCGGCATGAGCCAGCGTGGTGTTGGTAAGCGTAAGCAGAGAATTCTTCTGAAGCTCCGCACCCGCCTGCAGGATTATAAATAAGGAGTAGCTTCCTTGCCTGTTTCATCACGGCAATATGTGGTGGAGCAGGTTTTTATTATTTTTTTGAAATTGCGGTTCTTAAAACAGCCGTGGATGTCCTTTCACTCTCATAGGGGCAAAGGTCGCACCCTCGGAAAGGACGGTAAATGTATGAAAAACCGATGCAGAACAGGCACGGGGCGGCAGCAGTCAAGAACTCGACCGAGAGTTATCTGATGTGCTTATCGCAATCAGTGTCGTGTCAAGACGAATCGCTGACAGGCTTTCTGTAGTCAGCGGCGGAGAAAAAGTGAATATGGAAGGAGGAAGTCCGAATGGGAAAAGTAAGCGAATTGTCCATGCTCGTTGATGAACTCAAAAAGTGTGGGAAAACCTTGATTGGTATTTCGGAGGGACTGGCTGATATGTTCAGCGGTACAGAGGAAGAAAAACAGCCTGCGAAGAAAACAGCACCGAAGAAAAAGGCAGCCGAGGAGCCTAAGCCGGAGCTGCAACCGAAAGAGGAAAAGCCGCTCACTCTGGAAGATGTCAGAGCCGTGTGTGCGGATAAATCCCGCAAAGGCTTTACAGCAGAGGTCAAGGCAATCCTCACAAAGCATGGTGCAGACAGGCTGTCCGAGGTAGACCCGGCAGAATACAAAGCACTTCTTGCGGAAGTGGAGGTGCTTGGCAATGCCGGATAAACAGAAGGTGAATTGCACCGCAGGTGCAAGAGAGACTGGTCTGGGCCACGCAGTATTATCAGCATCTTCCAGTCACAGGTGGCTGGAATGCCCGCCCTCGGCTTTGCTCTGTTCCAAGGCGGGAGATACAGCCAGTGAGTTTGCCATGCAGGGCACCGATGCTCACAGCCTTTGCGAACATAAGCTGAAAAACGCACTGGGTCAGAAGTCAAAAGACCCTACGGAGAATTTGCAGTATTTCGATGAGGAAATGGCAGACTGCTCCGATATGTATGCCCAGTATGTGATGGAGCAGCTTTTGGCGGCAAAGGAAAAATGTAAAGACCCCATTGTTCTGATTGAACAGCACCTCGATTTTTCCAGATGGGTGCCGGAGGGATTTGGCACCGGGGACTGTGTCATCGTATCAGATGAAACCCTTACCGTGATCGACTTCAAATATGGTGTCGGCATTCTGGTAGAAGCAGAAAAGAATCCGCAGATGATGTGCTACGCACTGGGAGCCTTACAGCTTTTTGACGGCATCTACGATATTGATTCGGTGACCATGACAATCTTCCAGCCAAGACGGGACAGTGTCAGCACATACACCATTTCAAAGGCAGAACTTCTGAAATGGGCGGATGAAGTGCTTAGTCCCACAGCACAGCTGGCGGCAAAGGGCGAGGGCGAATACAAAGCCGGAGACCACTGCCAGTTCTGCAAGGTAAAAGCCACCTGCCGCAAGAGAGCTGAATACAACCTTGAACTTGCGCGTTACGATTTTGAAATGCCTTCCACCCTTGAAGATGATGAAATAGAGGCCATTCTTTCAAAAGTTGACGCACTAGTATCTTGGGCAGGAGATATCAAGGAATATGCATTGCGGCAGGCAGTCAGCGGCAAGGAGTGGAAAGACTGGAAGATTGTCGAAGGACGTTCCAACAGGAAATATGTCAATGAAACAGCTGTGGCGGATAAGGTTAAGGATGCTGGATATGACCCGTATGAACATAAGGTTCTGGGTGTTATGGCAATGACCAAACTGCTCGGCAAGACAAGATTTGAAGAATTGCTTTCCGAGTTTATCGAAAAACTGCAGGGCAAGCCAACCTTAGTATCTATGTCGGACAAGCGTCCGGCTATGAATACAGCAGCAAACGATTTTAAGGAGGACAAATAATATGTCAAAGAATTATACCAACCCTACCAAGGTTATCACAGAAGTAAACACCCGCTGGTCTTATGCAAATGTGTGGGACCCGAAATCCATAAACGGCGGCGCACCGAAGTTCAGCGTGAGCCTTATCATTCCGAAGGACGATACAGCAATGGTCAACAAAATCAAGGAGGCCATCCAGTCTGCTTATGAGGAAGGTCAGTCCAAGCTGAAGGGCAATGGCAAGACTGTGCCTGCACTTTCCATTCTCAAGACACCGCTTCGTGACGGTGACCTTGAACGCCCAGACGATGAAGACTATGCAAACTGCCACTTTGTCAATGCCAACAGTGCATCTGCTCCGGGCATCGTAGATGCAGACCGCCAGCCTATCATTGATCGCAGCGAGGTATACAGCGGTGTGTATGGCCGTGCCAGCATCAACTTCTATGCTTTCAACTCCAACGGCAATAAGGGTATTGCCTGCGGTCTGAACAATCTCCAGAAGATGAAGGACGGAGAGCCGCTTGGCGGAAAGAGCCGTGCAGAGGATGATTTTGCAACCGATGCAGAGGACGATTTTCTTTCTTAAGGAGGGTGTGTAATATGACAACGATTCAAAGTGTGATGCTCTCCGTGTGCTTCGGTGCTGTGATGGGGACGCTCATTGCCAATGTGGTATTCCTCATCAAGTGTGTGGTTGAAAACCACAAGGAAAAAAAACGCAAACGCACAGAAGAACAGAATAATCAATAAACAGCGGGCGGCGGAGGTGCATTCTTCGCCGCCTTGCTTATCGTAAGGACGGTGACAATATGGGAAAAATAAATACGCTCTCGATTGATATTGAGAGTTACAGCGATGTGGATTTGCAGAAGTGCGGGGTCTATAAATATGCCCAGTCTCCTAATTTTGAAATCCTGTTGTTTGGTGTATCTGTAAACGGCGGTGAGGTCATTGTTTATGATCTGGCACAGGGAGAAGAACTGCCGATGGATATTATTACGGCACTGACAGATGATACCGTGACAAAATGGGCATTTAATGCAGCTTTCGAGAGGGTCTGCCTCTCTGTGTGGCTGCAAAGGAACTATCCGCAGTGCTTTTGCAGTTACAGCATCAATAGAGACACAGTCGGAGATTACCTTGACCCGGCAGCATGGAAATGCTCCATGATATGGTCGGCATACATGGGACTGCCGCTACCCCTTGCCGGGGCAGGCACGGTGCTTGGGCTGGAAGAACAGAAGCTGAAGGAAGGCAAAGACCTCATTCGCTACTTCTGTGTTCCCTGCAAGCCGACCAAGGTCAATGGCGGCAGGACACGCAATCTGCCGGAGCATGAAATGGGAAATGGAATCTGTTCAAATTCTATAACAAGCGGGATGTTGAGGTGGAGATGTCCATACAGGACAGGCTAAAAAATATCCTGTGCCGGATTTCGTGTGGGACGAATACCATCTCGACCAAGAAATCAATGACCGCGGTATTGCCCTTGATATGGATGTGGTGGAGAATGCCATTGCTTTTGATGCGAAGTCCAAGGCAGAACTGGCAGAAAAAATGCAGGAACTGACCGACCTTGATAACCCCAACTCCGTGGTGCAGATGAAACAGTGGCTTGCGGATAACGGTTTGGAGATGGACAGTCTTGGCAAAAAGGAAGTGGCACTGGCGGTCAAAACTGCACCCAAGGAACTGGCGGAGGTTCTGCTCCTGCGGCAGCAGTTATCCAAGTCCTCTGTAAAGAAGTATCAGGCAATGCAGAATGCAGTCTGTGAGGACGGCAGAGCGAGAGGAATATTTCAGTTTTACGGAGCCAATCGTTCAGGGCGATGGGCAGGCAGAATGATACAGCTGCAGAACCTTCCGCAGAATCATATACCGGATTTGGAACAGGCTCGTGGTCTTGTGGAGTCCGGCAATTATAATGCGATGGAACTTTTATATGATGATATCCCGGATACCCTGTCGCAGCTCATCAGTACAGCTTTTGTACCGAGAGTCGGGATGAAATTTGTGGTGGCAGACTTTTCTGCCATTGAAGCAAGGGTGCTCTCATACCTTTCCAAGGAAAGCTGGCGAAGCGAGGTCTTTCAGAATAATGGGGACATCTATTGTGCATCGGCATCTGCCATGTTCGGTGTGCCTGTGGAAAAGCATGGTGTCAACGGGCATCTCCGTCAAAAGGGCAAAATCGCAGAGTTGGCTCTGGGCTACGGCGGCTCGGTGGGTGCTTTGAAAGCGATGGGCGCTTTGGAGATGGGACTTGAGGAGGAAGAACTCCAGCCGCTTGTGGATTCATGGAGAGTAGCCAATCCAAACATTGTGCGCTTCTGGTGGGAGGTTGACTGCTGTGTAAAAGATATGGTCAAAAATCGAGTGACCACAGAAACACGCGGTATTCGCTTTTTCTACCAGAGCGGGATGCTGTTCATTCAGCTGCCAAGCAGCAGACGGCTTTCCTATGTGAAGCCACGCATGGGAGAGAACCGTTTCGGCGGCGAGGCCGTTACCTATGAAGGTGTCGGCGGCACAAAGAAATGGGAACGCATCGAAAGCTATGGTCCCAAGTTTGTGGAAAATATCGTGCAGGCAATCAGCCGTGATATTCTTGCCTATGCCATGCGGACTCTGTCCCACTGCTTTATCTGCGGTCATGTTCATGATGAACTGATTATTGAGTGCAGTATGGATGTTTCCCTTGATGCCGTGTGTGAACAGATGGGCAGGACTCCGCCTTGGATTTCAGGTCTTCTACTCCGGGCAGACGGGTACGAATGCAGTTTCTATAAAAAAGATTAAAAATACGGTTCTTAAAGTTCAGGGTTTTGTCCTTTCACTATCAGAGGATAAGACCCTACTTTTATGGAAGGATGGTATTTTTTATGAAAGAATTAATACCAAAAGACGAATACGGCATCTTTGCCGATGCTCATGACACAGCGAGGGTGGACAGCCTGTTTGTAGCACAGGCATTTGAAAAACGACACGACAATGTTTTGAAGGATATTCGAGAACTGGACTGCACAGATGAATTCCGACTCCTAAATTTTGAGGAGTCCTTTTACAGGAATGCACAAGGCAAAAAGCAACCGAGTTACTGCATGACGAGGGATGGATTTGTGTTCTTGGCTATGGGCTATCGTGGAAAGAAAGCAGCACAGTTCAAGGAACTCTACATCAAGCGTTTTAATGAGATGGAGAAATTCATCAAAGCACTGGTTTCCGCAAGGCAGGAGTTTCCGCTGCTTACGGCAAACATCAAGCTGCTCCATGAGGTTCCGAAGCCTTATCACTTCAGCAATGAGTGCGATATGTTAAACCGCATTGTGCTGGGCATGACCGCAAAGCAGTTCAGACTTGCAAACGGCATCAAAAAAGGCAAAAGCATCAGGCCGTATCTGTCAAAGGAACAGATCGATATGTTGGAAACCTTGCAGAAGGTCGATGTGGGACTGCTTGTTGCGTTCCCAAATTATGAAGATCGCAAACGCCATCTGGAATGGTACAAAGCCAAATTAGGAGGATAAATAGTATGTTTTATGTAAAAGAATAGATTAATGATGCGATGGAGATTTCCATCGAGATTAACGATGAAAATGTATTCTGTCGCTGCCCGCACTGCAGTTCGGAGGTGCAGGTTGACCTTGCAGAGGTATTTGCTGATGGTGAGATTGACCTTTTTGGTACATCTGTGCTGTGTGACATCTGCAGTAAAAAACTGATGGGAGGTAAAGCGTATGGGTGTGAGCAGGTATAACAGCGAGGGTTATCCTGATCTGACCACCTACTGTGCCTTATCCAATATCGAACAGAAAATGAAGGCGTCGAGAGCATACAGACCGATTGTGTATGTATGCTCCCCGTTTTCGGGGGATGCTGCAGAGAACATTGCAAATGCACGAAAGTACAGCCGTTTTGCTGTGGAGCAGGGGTATATTCCCATTGCTCCGCATTTGCTGTTTACGCAGTTTCTTAACGATAACGATATAACGGAACGTGAGCTGGGACTGCACTTTGGAAATGTGCTGATGAGGCACTGCAGCGAGGTGTGGGTGTTCGGAGAAATCATATCAGCCGGGATGGATGCTGAAATCAGGAGAGCCAAAAGAAAAAATTACAAACTGCGATATTTTGGCAGTGATTTGAAGGAGGTAGGCATTGATGCGTGATTTGAATATTGCCCATGGCAACAGCAGGACGGCAAAGCAGTGGAGCAATAAGACCATTCGCTTTGCTGATTTGAAGGAGCGTCTGAAAACAACCATCAGAACCTCGGAGTCGGCAGAGGAATATGCCAAGTTTACCAAGGCACAGCGTGATGCCGTAAAAGACCACGGCGGCTTTGTTGCAGGGGTGCTAAAAGGCGGCAGACGAAAGATTGATACTGTGGAGTCCCGTTCTATGGTGGCATTGGATGGGGACAGAATCGATGCAGAGTTTCTGAAGGATTATGAGAGGGACGCACCCTATACCTCTGCCCTTTATACTACTCACAGCTACACAGATGAAAATCCGAGAGTGCGTCTGGTGTTCCCGCTTATAAGAGATGTGATCTCAGAGGAATATGTGGCGGTTGCAAGATATCTGGCACAGGCACTGGGTATGGATTATTTTGATGAATGCTCCTATCAGCCGAACCAGCTGATGTACTGACCAAGCACCCCATCAAATGGTGTGTTCGTGTATAAGGAAGTCGACAAGGACTGGATTGACCCGGATGAGATTTTGTCGGCACACCCGGAATGGACTAACCCCACCAGACTGCCGACCTCATCAAGAGAGAGCAAGGCAAATACAGCCAGCTTTAAAAAGGTGCAGGATCCGCTTGAAAAAGAAGGGGTATATCGGTCTTTTCAATAGGGTCTACTTCCCCGTGAATCTTGCTGTAGATGCGTTTCTTTCCGATATTTATGAGCCAACCGACACAGACAGCCGCTACCATCTGATTGAATCCAGCAGTATGGCAGGAGTGGAAATCAAGGAGAACGGAAAGTTCGTCTACAGCCACCATGCCAAAGACCCTGCTTACTTAAAACTGTGCAATGCCTTTGATATCGTCCGCATTCATAAATTTGGCGATGACGATAATAAATCCTTCAAGAGTATGTGTGAATTTGCGATAAAGCAGGAAAAAGTGAAACTCCGGGCTTTGGAAGAAAGGCAGTCACAGATTGATGAGGACTTTGCAGATGAGTCGGACTGGAGGTCAAAACGCCGCTATATGCCGAGAAGCAAGTGCCTTGAAAACAGTGTGTGGAATCTAATGCTGATATTAAACAATGATGACGATTTTTCCAATATCGCATACAACGAAATGGCGGGAAGAATTGAAATTACAGGCACGGTGCCGTGGGAACGTCCTATGGACAACAAGTTCTGGAGGGATGCGGATACTGCACAGATGAAGGCACTCATTGATATTAAATACCAGTCATTCTCCAGCCGCAATCACGATGTGGCTTTTACGAAAACTGTAGAGGACAGACACTTCCATCCCGCAAGGGAATATTTTGAGAACCTGCCGGAATGGGATCATGTAACAAGAGTGGAAAATCTGCTGATTGAGTACTTTGGGGCTGAGGATAATTCCTACACGAAAGCAGTTATAAGAAAAACACTGATTGCAGCAGTGGCGAGGACTTATCATCCGGGGGTCAAGTTTGACAGTGCCTTGATTTTAGTTGGAACGCAAGGCATCGGAAAGTCTACCTTTTTTTTCAAATTGGCGGGCAGTTGGTTCTCCGACAGCCTGACTCTTACAGATATGAAAGACAAAGCGGGTGCAGAAAAACTGCAGGGATTTCTGATTTTGGAGCTGGGAGAAATGGCGGGAATGAAAAAGGTAGATATTGAGACCATCAAATCCTTCTTAAGCAGTGCCGATGACATTTACCGCCCGTCCTATGGCAGAGTGGTGGAAAGCCATCCAAGACAATGTATCGTGGTAGGGTTTACCAATGCGGAGAATGGATTCCTCCGTGAAAGTGGTGTACCTGTTCAAATTCGGATTGAGGATGATGCAATGTACATTAGCAATGATTGTGTATTTCCTTCTGGTTGGACAACAGAGACATTGATGCAAAGACATCGTTCCAGACCATATAATCCTAGT